AGATTTAATTCTAACTCAATTAAATGGAGCTACTTATGAATGGAATACTTCGGCTGGTTTTACAAATAATAGAGCTACTAAAATAGCAAATGCTCCATCTACTTCTATTACATCAGTCGTTGCTACAGATGTAAGAATACTAGCTTGTTTTGGAACAGAGACAAGTATTGGAAATGCATCTACACAAGATAAACTCTTTATAGCATGGTCTGATCAAGAAAATTATAATGAATGGACGCCTAATACAGTCAACTCAGCGGGATCACAACGAATAGCTGGAGGTAGTGAAATACGTTGTGCTAAACCAGCAAAGGGAGCTATATTAATATGGACTGATACAGCACTTCACTCTATGGCGTTTGTAGGTCCTCCTTTTATATTTGGATTTAGACAACTCGGTAACGATTGTGGAGCTGTTAGTTTAAATGCTTCTATTATAGTCAACGATGTCGCCTACTGGATGTCTAATGGTATTTTCTTTCGATATGTAGGAGCGGTTCAAGAAATACCATGTCCTATTATTAATAAAGTATTTGATGATATTAATAAAGTACAATATGCTCAAGTCTATTGTGGTGCGAATGCTTTTTACTCAGAAATTACATGGTACTATTGTTCATCAAGCTCTGATCAAATTGATCGATATGTAACTTTTAATTATGAAGAAGGTTCCTGGTATTTTGGAACTATTGAAAGAAGTGTTTATATAGATAATGGTGTAACTGAGTTTCCTGTAGGTGGAACTTATTTTCCTAATAATACTTCTAATAGTATATCTACAATATTTGGTCTCACAGCAGGTCGTTCTTTATTATATAATATAGAAGATGGTGTCAACGCTGATGGAAATGTTTTAATCTCATTTATAGAATCAGGTGATGGAGATATAGCGGATGGAGAAGAATTTAGCTTTATAGATAAAATTATACCTGATTTTAAAAATCAAGCTGGTAATGCTACAATTACTTTAAGAACACGAGATTACCCTAATGACACATTATTTGAGACTACGAATGTTGTAGTAAATAGTTCTACAAGGTTTAATAGTGTACGTGCAAGAGGAAGACAAGTTGCGTTAAGAATACAAAGTAATGATTTAAATGATAACTGGAGATTTGGAACTTTTAGAATAAACGTAAATGCTGATGGAAAAAGATAAGTTTAAAATAAGACAAGCTCGTATTGCTGATGCTGTAAATATACGAGAATTACTTAAAACATGGTTAAAAGAAGCACCATTTAACTTTGGAAATGCTAATAATAAAAAAAGCCTTGAAAATATAATATTTTACATTAGAAATAGTTTTGTTATAGTAGTAGAATACGATAATATTATTGTAGGAACATTAGGCGCTACAATAGACGAAACGTGGTATAGTGATAAAAAATTTTTAAGAACTATATGGCTTCATGTGAATCCACGTTATCGAAACTATAGTGTCTTTCGTTCAATGATGATCGTATTGAAAGAATATGCAAAAGCAAATCGTTTAACAACGATTTGTGAAATATTCCAAGGAAAAGAAGTAGGGCGTAAGCATCTTGCTTTTTTAAAACTTGGATTTGATGTAATTGGAGGAACTTATATAATCAATGGGTAGTATTTTTAAACCATCAACAACTGTCGTACAAGCACCGTCACAACAAACGACTACTTATCAAATTCCTGAATACTTTAAAGAGATTCAAGAAAGAGCTTTAAGACGTGCTGAAACTGAAAGTCAAAAACCATTTCAAGCATTTACAGGTCAACGTGTAGCTCAATTAACACCTTCAGAAACACAAGCTGGAAATATTTTTGGTCAACAAATTTTACCACAAGCGGGTCAATTAGCTCAAATAGGTGCACAAACATTTACACCAGCGATGGCACAACAATACATGAATCCTTATGAGAATCAAGTTGTACAATCAGCATTAGGAGATGTTGAAAGAAATTATCAACAACAACAAAGAGCTTTATCAAGTCAAGCGATTGGATCAGGTGCATTTGGTGGAGGTCGTGAAGGAGTTCAACGAGGTATATTAGGTGGAGAATATTTAAAAAGTGTAGGTGATATTTCTGGAAGATTACGTCAAGCAGGATTCGAGTCCGGTGCTGCACGATTTGCAGCTGATCGAGCAACTCAACTCGGAGCTGCACAAAGTCAAATAGGTGCGTTAGCTGGAGCAGCTCAAGGTTTAAGTGGATTTGGAACAACTCAAAGAGGAATAGAACAAGCGGGTCTTGCAGAAGCATATAGAGATTTTGTAGAACAACAAGGTTTTGGAACGGAACAAGTAAGACAAGTTATTGGTGCTTTATCAGGTGCTCCTATTAGAAGTTATGGAGAAGAAAGATCAGGCTACACAAGTCAAGTAGTTGGTGCTCCATCTCCATTTTCTCAAATTATTGGTGCAGGAACAGCTTTTGCATCTTTACCTCCTGGAACATTCTCTGATGTAAGATTAAAAGAAGATATACAATTAATTGGAAAATCTCAATCAGGAATTAATGTTTATAACTTTAAATATAAAGGAAGTGATCAAGTTTATCAAGGTGTTATGGCTCATGAAGTTCCTCACGCTGCTTTTATTCATGATAGCGGTTACTTGATGGTAGATTATTCTAAAGTAGATGTAGAGTTTAAAGGAGTAAATTAAATGGCTGTATTTTTTGATGATGTTCTAGCAGATAATGAAGATAAAAAAATACCAGTAGCTTTAGGTAATGCTTTAGCAAATACAACTATGTCTGATGCTGATTCTTTAAGATTAGAGTCACAAAGAGCACAAGAAGAAACTACTGCTATTGATCGTAATAGAGAAAGAGATGCTGAGAGATTAAAACAATTAGAAGATAAAGAAAATAAAAAAAATAAAAAAGGTACACTTGAAGAATTTGCAAGTTCTGTAGGAGGAACTCTATCTAATGTTGCTTCTTTTATACCTAATACAATTGATAAAGTATTCGAAGATCCACAAAGAAAAAGAAATTTTATGAGAGGTTTAAAAATTATAGAAGAATCATCTCGTTATACTGCATTATCAGAAGCACGATCACCTTTAGGTAAAGTTGCAAAAGGTATAATAGATGAAGCTGAAGATTTTGAAAGAACTGAAATAGCTAAATTAAAAGCTCAAAAAGTAGAACCACGATTTAGAGACATAAGAGAAGAAGGTATACTAAAATCTTTTGATAAATATCAAACTAAACAAGCTGAAAAAGAAAAAGGTTATAGAGCTACAGATACTAGATTTACAGAATTATATAAACTTGCTGATATGGGATTAAAATCTCCTACAGGTTTAGTTGAGAATTTTTTAACACCATTTCAAAAAATAGCTTATGAAATAGGATTAGGTGGAGCTTATGAAGATTTATCAAAAAAAATAGGAGCTAAAAAAGATTTAAGTGAATTAACTACAGAAGATAAAATAGCATTTAAAGATTTATTTTCATCATCAGCTAAACAATTAATTGTTAACCAAGTAAAAGATTTATATCCAGCATCTGATAAAGACATTGCTGTTTTATTATCAGGAGCTGGAGATGTTACAACTAATTCTAAAGCTTTAGCTAAATTAGTTTCAGCTGAAAAGAGTGCAAAAGAAATAGATGTAAAATCTGAAGAATTAGCTCCATCATATGCTTTTGATAGAAAAGATGTTCAATTTGAAAGAAAGGCAAAAGAAGAAGCTGCAAGAACATTAGCTAAACAATATGCTGATAAAGTAAAACCAGAAACATTAAAAGAATTATTTGGAGATGATCCTGAAAATAATAAAAACCCATTTAGAATTATATCAGCTTATAACTATCAACAATTATCACCTAAATATGAAAAAACTTTAGATCCATTTAAAAAGTTTACAGAAAATCAAGCTCAAAAAAATCAAGAAATAAAAAATTTAATAATAGATCAACAAAAAAAATTATCAAAATAATGAAATGGAAGATTTATCTCAAGATCAAAAAGATGTCTATAATACTTATATAGCAAACGGTATTGATAAAAATGATGCTGAAGGATTAGTAAGAGGTACACTTTCTCAAGAAGCTTTTTTTTCAAAATTAGATGCTAAAGAAAAACCTAAAGATGTAAATTCTCTTTTAGATCAAGAAGGATACGATACAAATTTAATTTCAAAAGTTGGAAAAAAAGTAAAAGAAAGAAAAGAAAATAATGAATATTTAGCAGAATCAGTTCCCGATGATCGTTTGACATTTGATGCATTAGGATTTACTAAAGAAGAAGCTTTTAATTTTTCTGGAGTAAGAACTGATACTGATAAAGAACTTCCTGGAAGCATTAGATTTGATTTAAGTTTTTCACTTCCAAATTCTGAATACAAAGTAGCAGAAGCTAAAAAATTATATAAAAAATATTTAGTAGAAGAAAAAGGATTAAAACCAGATCAAGTAGAAAAATATAGTGATAAAATAGATTTTAAAATAACAAGGTTAGGATCTGGAAATGATATGTATGATGCTCTTATATATAAAACTCCAAAAGAATTAGGAGGAGATAGTATGTATTATGCTGCAAATAGTCCTAAAGCATATCCTACATTAGGAGATTTTAAAGCAGTTACAGGTGACGCAATTCCAATGGGATTTGCTATT